CGTTTGTTATGCCATAGCAGCTGCTGCTAAACGAGGCACACCTATGGCTGGAGCAGTTATCTACACCACTCGATATCCATTTTCAGCATCTGTCTTTCAGTGCCATGTTATGGGTATCAAAAAAATAATCGTCCTGGCTCATCAGTGGGAGCCGTATTACAAACATGAATTTAGACGAGCTGGACGAATAGCTCGCGAACTATCCATTTCAATTGAAGCTGTATATGCAAACGACGACCCCAGATTCGCAGTCAATCAAAACGCTGACAAAGACTTTGAAGACGAACTCTACGAAACTTCAAACCCTCACAAGCCTGATGACTATGACCCAAAAACGAAAGGAGAAATCCACGATGACGACTGAACTTCTGTTTGACTTAGAAAGCACAGGTTTACTCAGACGTGGCTCCACTATTCATTGCATTGTGATGCGTGATCTAGCCAAAGAAAGTGAGCCAGAAGTCTTTGATTGTCAGCCAGAACGCGCTATTATTCAAGGTGTCAAAGCACTTGAGCGTGCTGATGTTCTGATCGGGCATAACATCATTGGATATGACATACCGCTTCTTAAAGAGCAGTACCCTGACTTCAACCCTGTGGGTGAAGTTGTTGACACTCTTGTATTGAGTCGTCTGTTCTATCCAAAGATTGATGCCAGAGATTTTGAACGTCGCCCTACGGGTATGCCTCAGCGCCTGTACGGACGACATAGCCTAGAAGCATGGGGTTACCGCCTTCGCTGCTTCAAGGGTGACTTTGGCAAGCACGAGGGCAGCTGGGAAACATATACGCCAGAGATGCTTGATTATTGCATCCAAGACACCCAGGTCACAGCAAAGCTCTTTGAGCTGCTGATGCGTCGAATGAACGATTACCAGTGAATACTATGACTAAAAAATCAGATCCACTATCAGTAGAAGAGATGAATGAAGCAGCGGAGATTTTCTTTCCGTTGTTCTCAGTCATTGACAAGCGTATGCCAAAGAATGCAGCAACAGAAGACACACTTAAGGTGATGGAAAATGTTGCCAAGCTTGGACATAAGCTTCGAGCAGACAAGTTAGAAGATGAACGTAAAGAACGCTTTGGTTTTAACAAGGAGGATTCCGATGGTGAGTGACTACGTCCGGCTTGAAATGCAACTGGCTCAACTGATGTCTCAACAAGAGGCATCTGGCTTTCGTTTCGATATGGATGCTGCAGTTCGTGTACGTGCTGAACTACAGGAAGAATTTGACCGTTTAAAGGCAGAGATCTTATCAATCTATCTGTATGTGCCCGGCAAAGTCTTTACACCTAAACGCGCAGATAAAAAGAAAGGGTATGTGGCTGGTGCTCCTATGACCAGGCTGACTGAGTTCAATCCCACCTCACGTCAGCACATTGCATTTGCCCTTCAGACCTACCGATCTGCTCGGTTCACCAAGGTCACTGACACTGGCAAACCCAAAGTTGATGAGGCGACACTGTCTGAGATTAGGGACAACGCACTGGTTCAAGGTAACCAGCAGCTACACGACGAATGTGAGAAGTTCATTCGTCTGTTGACTCTGCAGAAGTGGTTAGGGCAACTATCGGAGGGAACCAACTCGTGGTTCAACTCTATTGAGGGCGATAGTTGCATTCACCACTCCTGCACATTGGCTACGCAAACGGGGCGAAACGCCCACCGGGGGCCAAATCTCGGACAAGTTGTCAGTGCTCCTTGGGCGCGTCAACTGTTTATCCCTCACAAAGGGATGGTCATGGTTGGCGCTGACCTTGAAGGACTGGAACTCAGATGCTTGGGGCACTATCTCCACAGGTTCGACGAGGGAGCGTTTGCCGATGTTGTTATCAACGGCGACATCCACCAGCAGAATGCTGACCGTGTCGGATGTACACGTAAAGAGGTCAAAACCGTAACGTATGCGTTCATCTATGGTGCAGGTGATCAGAAACTGGGCCACAGCCTTCAGCCTGAGCTGTCGGATGCTCAGAAGAAGCAGCTTGGTAGTGAGCTACGCCGTAAGTTTCTCGACGCTATTCCTGGACTAGAGCCCCTTATCAATGCAGTCAAAGACCGCGTTCGATCTA